GGAATCTTTGGCCCGATGCGGCACGCGTTATTCGGGAGTGCGGAGCACCCTTCGTCTTTCTCGAAAACGTCGGCGGAGCGGTCGCTTTTTTCGGAGAGCATGTCGTCGCTGGACTGGAAGCAATGGGCTACCGAACTGAGGCGGGACTTTTCAGCGCGGAGGAAATCGGCGCGACGCACGGCCGGGAACGGCTCTTCGTCCTGGCTTACGCCCCACGGCTTTGCGAAGCGGGACAAGGACGGGAAGATCGGGGGGGCGGCGGGGGAATTGAACGAGCAGGCGCGGCTGTGGCAGACGCCGCAAGAACCGAAGGGCGAAGGAACGGGCCGGAGCGGGGACCGCAAGGGCGAACCGCTCCTGGACGGGCAGGCGCGGAACTGGCCGACGCCAAGCACGTGCCAACGGGGACCGGAGGAGCGGGCGTCGAAAGCGACGAGGCCGGGGACGGGCGGCGTGGACCTGCAGACGGAAGTGCGGAATTGGCCGACGCCGAAGGGGCGCGACCACATAGGGCTGAGTCAACGTGGCAAGTTTGTCGAGGGGTTGAAGAATGCACTGCCGAACATGGCCTGCCACTTTTCCCTCCCGGCCCCGGCGACCTCGAGGCCTGGCGGGCGGTCCTCGCCCGGGACCCATCGCTTGAACCCGCGATTTGTGGAGTGGCTGATGGGCTGGCCTCGAGGGTGGACAGCCTTTCGATGCTCGGCAACGGAGTTGTCCCGCTGGCGGCGGCGTATGCGTTCGCGATTCTGCTGGCTCGTCTGGAACACACGATGAAGGATAGGTGATGAGCACGGGCGACTTCCGGATGCCGTTCGGCGTGCACAAGGATAAGCCGCTCTCGGAGATTCCGACGGAGTACCTGGACTTCGTGCTCGGTTTCGAGAACCTCTGGCCCTCGACGCGGGACGCGATCCTCGCGCACCTGCGGACGCGGGCGGACTGGAACAGGCAGAATGAGGAGGATGGCTGATGGAAAAACGCGGACTGGTCAATGCCTACCAATGCCGAGTGTGCGCCGAGGTCGTTATGACGATCACCATGAACACCGGAACCACCCCGGCGTCGATGCGCTGCTCCTGCCGCGAGGGGGCGATGAAGTGGTCGTGCTGGTACAGAATTTCCGGTCATTTCGACCTGCTACCCGTGACCCACGCCTGGTATCGCCCCCGGTCGGGCGACGGCCTCGACCCCCCGACGCTGGACCACCTGCAACACGGCGGCCTGATCCTGGCCCCGCTGGCGGAAGCGGCACGAGAGGCGTTGACGGGGATCGAGCCGACGGGTGACGAGTGGGTGGATTGGCGGCCGTGGCTCGAGGCGCGGTACGGGAAGGCGGATTGAAAGGACAACGGCGATGGCCTCGCTCTTGAACCGTGCCCAGGTGCGGCGATTCATCCTGACGAGGGCGGCGGAACTGCGGCCCGATTGGGGGTGCACGCGGGTGTCGGCGGAGGCCCTGGCGGACATCGAGGCGGTCCTCAGGCTCCGGCTGATCGCGACGATCAAGGCGCATCCGACGATGGGGAAGACGTTTAGGCCGTGAATGAGACAAAAGGCAAACGGCAAAAAGCAATGACCAAGGGACAGGAAAGGAGCCGGACATGAAAAAGTCGCAGGCGTACCCCAGCAGTTACCTCGCGCAGGACGATGTGCGGGAGGGGCCCATTCGCGCGACCATCGCCGACGTGCGGATCGAGACCATCGGCCAGGGCGAGAGGGCCGCGGAAAAGCCGGTGGTGCATTTTCAGGAGAAGAACTTCAAAACCTTCCCCCTCAATCAGACCAACTGGGCGACCATCGAGGCGATTTACGGCGAAGAATCGGACGCCTGGAAAGGACGGCCCATCGAGTTGTACCTCGACCCGGGCGTGAAGTTCGGGCTCGAGACGGTTGGCGGCGTCCGGGTCCGCATCCCGACCGGCGCCGACGGGGCGATCCTCAGCATGGAAGCCGCCCTGGCCGAAGCCCTGAAGGTGGGGATGACGCGGGACGAGTTCGTCGCGGCCCTGAAGGCCAAGGGCCTGAAGGGCTACACGCCCGCGAAAGACTCGGCCGTGGCCCGCGAGGTCCTGGCGGCGGCCCAGGCCGCCGAGGCGGACAAGATGGACGACACGATACCGTTTTAGAGCAAACGGCAAACGACAATGACCAAAGACGGCGTGACGCTGGTGACGGGGGACGTGCGGGAGGTGCTGCGCGGCCTGCCCGCCGAGTCGGTCCACTGCTGCATCACCTCGCCGCCGTACTGGGGCCTGCGGGCCTACGGGACGGAGCCGCAGGTGTGGGGCGGACGGGCGGATTGTGGACACGAGTGGGGCGAGGGCGGTCCCGGTCGGTCCCGCGATCGGCAACACGTCTCCGAGGCCCCGGGCGCTCGAGGCGGTGGCCTGAAGGCGTCCGCGAAGAATCATTCGACGCCGGGCGGCGACTCTTTCTGCCGGAAGTGCGGCGCGTGGCGCGGGGAGTTGGGCCAGGAGCCGATGCCCGCCCTTTTCGTCGAGCACCTGGTTGAGGTGTTCCGCGAGGTCCGGCGCGTGATGAGGCCGGACGCGACGCTGTGGCTGAACATGGGCGATTCGTATGGTTCCGGTGGAACCTCGACGAATCGGGCCCCGCGGATATTGGGCGAGGGTGGTTGCCACTCATGGACGAAGCGAGAACAGAGTACTGCGCGGTCGGCCGTTGGGGAGATCAAGCCCAAAGACCTCTGCGAAATCCCGTCCGATGTGGTCCGCGCGCTCCGCGCCGACGGCTGGTGGCTCCGGTCGCGCATCCCGTGGCTGAAGCGGAACGCCATGCCGGAATCGACGAATGACCGGCCGACGCAGGCGGTAGAGTATGTGTTCCTGCTGTCGAAATCGGCCCGGTACTTCTATGACGGCGAGGCGGTGAAGGTGCGCTCCGCATATCCAGACGACCTTCGGCGTCCGCTTGGAAGCGAGGGTGCTTGGCAACTCGATGGAAGAAAAAGGGGGTCTCAAGGTGGGGGCAAGCCGTATGACCACGATGCTTCTCGCCGCGCCCGCCGCAACTCCGACTGGTTCTTCGAGTCCTGGCAGGGACTCTATGCGGACGACGACCCCAACCCCGACGGAGAAGGCGGGGCAAGCGGGAGCCCCCTGGCCTTTGTCGTCAACCCTGCCGCGTTCAAGCAAGCCCACTTCGCCACGTTCCCGCCGAAACTCGTCGAGCCGATGGTGAAGGTCGGGACGAGCGTGAAGGGATGCTGCCCGCGGTGCGGAAAGCCGTGGGAACGAGTGGTGGAGAGGACCGCTAATCCTTCCAAGGCGGCCAACGCGGGCGGGGAGGACCTGACCTGCGGCGCGCCGAACATGGGCGGAAACCGGCAAACGAGCAAGGGGCTACACCGAAACGACGGGAACGCCAACACGGGAGAACCCGTCCGCACCCTCGGCTGGCGACCGGGGTGCGCGTGCTATTCGATCCAGTGGGCTGCCGCGATCGAAGAAGAATGGCCCCGGCTCCCGCGGACTCGCAACGGCCGCAAACGCAAGGGACAGGATGCATGGACGCGACGGGAGAAGCGGGCGCGGGCTTACGCTGATCGCTGCGTCGTCCCGCGTCGGCACGCGGAGTTCGAGGCCGAACCCTGCACCGTCCTCGACCCGTTCAGCGGCGCGGGCACGACGGCGATGGTGGCCGCGCAACTCGGACGCCGGGCCATCGGCATCGACCTCTCGGAGAAATACAACCGGATGGCGGCGGCGCGGATTGGCAAGGCCCTCAGGCCCGCGACGTTCGTGGATCAGGACGCCGGGACGGAGATGTCGCTGCTCGCCTCGACGGCGAAGCCTGGCGGGCCGGCTGAGAAGGAACCAACCCTGCCACTGGGCGCCCTGAGAGGATTCACCGATGGATGAACCGTTCTACAAAGCCTCGCGGGCGATGCTGGCCCGGACGGACCTGACGCTGGCCGAGAAACTGGTGCGGATCGTCCGGGCACACTGGCTGGCGTTCGAGGGGCGGGAGCCCACGGCGGCGGAGACGGCCCGGGCGACGGGGCTGAGCGAGCGCCAGATCTACCGGATTCTGGCCCGGAAAAAGGGTGCTTTCAACGCAGAGGACGCAGAGGCCGCAGAGAAGGCCAAGGCCGGACTCGGGGAAAAACGGCGGGGCCGACTGACAGGATGTCAGGCCAAACCACTGACAGGATGTCATGACAAAATGTCAGTAAAAACTGACAAGATGTCAGTCCCCGGCCCGGACGCTTGTAGTAAGTCTTATGGTGTTATGAGAGATGTAGACAAAGAGAGAGGCATGATAACGGCCCCCTCCCCTTCCGCTGCGCGGGGGCAAAAAAAGGAAGAAACGGACGGCCTCGCCGAGGCGGCGGCCAAGGCGGGCGAACAGGGCGGGATGTTTGCCATGCTGGCCCTGAAGGGCCGGGCCGGCGGTGGCAAGTGGCCCCTGGCCCGGTGGATCGGCCAGGCGGAGGAGGACGAGGCGGCGAGGCGGTTTTCTCGCGCCGACCTGGAGGCGTTCGTGGCCTCGAGGACGGCGATCACCGAGGCGCCGTGGAAACTGGCGGAAGCGGTGCGGCGACATGCAGAAGCGGCGAAGGCGGCGGCGTTCCGGGAGCGGCTTAGGACGATCCGGGGCCTGACGCGGGTCGAACCGGTCCTCGGACCGAACGATCGCCGGCAGGCGCCGGGATTGGACCTTCGGTATAGGGTTCGCTGGGCGGACGACGGGCTCTTGGTGATAGAGACGGAGTGGCGGGTCGGCGAAAAATGGATCGGCGGCGGATTGGCGGAACGCTACGAGATCCGGTCCTTGGCGAATGCGGCGCGGTGGCGGTTCCGGGCCGCCCAACCGACCTTGTTTTGACCGACAGGGCGGCCGCTTGCGGTCCGCCTGCGGCGAGATCTCGCAGCGCGGACTTAGCGGCCTTGGGTGTTTCAACGAAAGGAGCGGGCGATGAACGAAAAATGCGAGTCGTGCGGGTCGGCGGTGGTGACGGCCCCGGAGCCCAGCGGGTTCGTGGAACACCACCGGGAAGGCGGCCTGGATTGTGTGCGGACGCAACTCGCCAAGGTCCGCGAGGAGGCCAAGCGGCTGCGGGAGGCCATTCGTGAAGCCCTGCGACACGACCTTGCTCCCGGCGGATGGGGTGGCCCCGCCGCCGAGAACATTCTCATAAAGGCCCTGGCTGTGAAGGACCCGCCGTCGCCGGAGGCTATGGCCGCGAAGGGGGGCGAGGGATGAAACGGATTCAGCGGCGGCGGACGAGGGGCTGGCGGATGCCGAAGGGCGCCGTCAACGTGGCGCGGCCGGGATTTTGGGGCAACCCGTTCCGGGGGCCGAAGGCGCTGCACCTCTACCGGTTGCTCTGGCGGCGGCGGTGGAAGGACTTGCGCCGTGCGGGATACAATGATTGGCACATTACTTTCCTACGCGGGCACTTGCGTGCCTGGAAAACATGTCTTCATGAACTCTGCGGCCTGGACCTGGCGTGCTGGTGCCCCCTGGACCGGCCGTGCCACGGGGATGTGCTCCTCAGAAAGGCGAACGCATGAACGCAAAAGAGCGGAAGGCCGTTCTCCTGGCCGAGGAGGTTCTGAAACGCTTAGAGTTTTCCTACGAGGATGACGAAGTAGACGGCCTATGCCCGGAGTGCGGCGGCGTTGACCCAAAGGATTCTGGGGGAATCGCCGTCGCCGGCGAGGACATCGGCCACACCGAGGCCTGCCATTTGGGCCAAGCGATGACCGCAATCAAGGAAATCCTTTTTGAGGATGGGGCACGACATGAACCGTGAAGGGCCGGACCCCGCAGTAGAGCAGGCGGTCGCACACTGCGGGGCTGAAAGGAGCAAGGCATGAACCGCGAAGGGCCGGACAAGATCGGATATCTCGATTGGACTTGGAGTCCCGTAGTCGGATGCACGAACGGTTGCCCCTGGTGTTGGGCGCGGCGGCAGGCGAAACGGCAGAAGCACAACTGCCGGAAGTGCTACGACTTTATCCCCCACCTGCACCCCGAACGCTTGGACGAACCGCTGCGGAAGCGGAAGCCGTCGGTGATCGGCGTCGCGTTCATGGGCGACCTGTTCGACCCGACGCTGCCGGATGAGGACAGAGATAGGGTGTTTGCCGTAATGGCTTTGGCGAACCGGCACACCTTCTGCATCCTGACGAAGCAGCCGGAGCGGATGCAGGTATACCTCAACAACAAAGACCGGTTGCTGGATGGCATTTGGGGTGCTTTCGCGGACAACCACGTGGGGCCGACCATTTCCACCGCCGATGATGTGCGGAAATGGTGCAAGAAAAAGGGCATGCCGGAGCGGGAGCGCGATCGACGCATGGGCATCATCCAGGATGCCGGAGGGTTTTGGTTCGGCCGGCCGGACTTGACCTCGGCGGCTTTCTGGCCGTTGCCGAACGTCGTCCTCGGCGTGTCGGTCGAGGACCAGGAGAGCGCGGACCGGCTGATTCCCGAACTCATGGCGTGCCCGGTCGCCAAGCGGATCGTCTCGATCGAGCCGATGCGAGGAGTCGTGGATGTTTCGCCCTGGCTCAAGCCTCAAGCCTCGGGCCCGCGGGAGCGAGGTCTCGCCAAGGCGGACCTCAAGCCCGCCCTCTCCGGCGTGATCCTCGGCGGACAGACGGGGCCCGTAAAAGAGGGTTCCCTTCGTTGCGGAGAGTACGCCGTGCAAATGGATCCCGACTGGGTCCGCCAGGTCCGCGACCAGTGTCAGGCGGCGGGCGTCCCGTTCTACTTCAAATCCTGGGGCGCGTTGGTCCCGGCCGACCAGGCCCGCTGGGATGGGAAGGGCCGGATGCTGGACGGCCGGACGCATGATGAGGTGCCATGGACGGCGGGCTTGAGGCCTGAGGCTTGAGGAAAAGATGACTGACCCGAACCCGATTACATCAGCCGACCTCTTGCGAATGCTGCATACGAGATACTCGGATACGGGTTGGGCGTTCTTCGCCGAGGTGCCGGACCGCACGGCAGGCCATTTTCGGCGCGCGGACGCAGTTGCCATCAGCCTGTGGCCGAGCCGCGGCCTGCACCTGCACGGATTCGAGGTCAAGGTGTCTCGTCGGGACTGGCTGGACGAACTCAAGAGGCCGGAGAAGGCGGAGTCCATCGGCAAGTATTGTGATTTCTGGTGGCTGGTGGTGAGCGACTCGTCCATCGTCGAGGACGGCGAGTTGCCGTCCGCCTGGGGGCTGCTCGCCCCGTCCGGGAATGGGCTGAGGACGCTCGTGAAGCCGACGGCGCTCGAGCCGTTGCCGATCGGCCGGCCGTTCCTGTGCTCGTTGCTGCGCAAGTTCGCCGAGGGGCAGGTCCCCAGGGTGAGCATCCAGAACAAACTAGCGGCGGAATATAAGCGGGGGGAGGAGGCGGCGGCCCGCATGGCCTCCTATGACGCGGAGGACGCGCTAAAATTGCGTGACGCGGTGAAAGTGTTCGAGGGCGCCACTGGCCTGAAGATCCGGTGGTCCGACCTGAACGAACTCGCCCAGGTCAAGCGATTCGTGGGTCTTACACAAGAATTGCGGGAGGGAGCCGCCAACGAGGCGTTGGCCCTTGCCGCCAGGACGGTAAAAAGGCTTCGAGACGTAGCGACGGCGCTTGAGGGCGCCCTGCAAGCGAAGGGGAGTGGCGATGTCTGACCCGGTCTTGATCCGCTCGGGTGAGCGCGTCTGCCCGGACTGCAAAGGCCGCGGGCGGCGGTGACGATGCCCGGGGGACGAAAGACAGAGATGTCTTGCGGGACGTGCCACGGAAGCGGAAAGAGAAAAAAATCGTGAGCAGCCTGACGCTGGACGAACTCCGGGCGGCGCTGCCGGCGCCGCTGATGAAGAAGATCGAGGCGCAACTGGATCTCGGCCAGGCCGCGAAGTTCAGGTCCAAGCGGCGGAAGTACGGGAACCAGCCGGTCTATGTGGACGGGCGGCGGTTCGACTCGAAGGCGGAGGCTAGGCGGTACGAGGAACTCATGCGCCTGCACGCGGCGGGGGAGATTCTGTGGTTCTGTCTCCAGCCGGTCTTCCGCCTGCCGGGCGGAATTGAGTATAGGCCGGACTTCATCGTCGTGTCGGCCAGCGGCAAGGTCTTCGTCGAGGATGTCAAGGGCGGCAAGGCGACCAAGACGAAAGAGTACCGCCTGAAAAAACGGTTGATGCTGGACCGGTACGGGATCGAGATCGTGGAGGTGCACAGTTGAACGGCTTTTTTCTCTTGACACGGCCGGCGTCCGGAGCGAGGATGGCATCGTCGAAGTCAGGAAGCGTGGCGAACGGTCGTCCGTACAGAGTCTCCCCTGGAACGGGAGATGAAAGGGACCGAGCCATGCGAAACACGGACGACTCCGCCTTCGGCGAGCCCGCCTTCAGCGAGGTCTCGCTCTGCGGAATCTCGCTTCGCGGACGCAAAGACGACGGCCCGGACGCCAGGACCTTACCGCCCGGGCCGTTGTCTTTTGGGAGTAGGGCGAGGCCGCGGCCAGCCCCATAGGGGAGAGGTCGTGGCAGGGACACCACGGCGACAAGGGCGCCGGGAGGCGGAGATGACAGACAGAAAAAGCCGGAAGCCGTCCGCGAAGCGAGATCTCGCCCAGGGCGGAGAAACCGGAAACCGGAAAAAGACAACTGGGAAAAAGGGCCAAAAGGGGCCACTAAAAAAAGGGCCGGAGAAGCGAAAAGGGAAATGGGTGTGGGTCTGCGGCGTCCGGCCGGAGGGAGCGGATGAGTGGGCGGGCCTCGGTCTCAAACCGAAACAGCGGGCGCTCCTGGTGGCCTACGCCGCGTGCGGCAGTATACGGAAGGCGGCCAAGGCCGCGGATGTGGCGCGGAACAATCACGGCCGGTGGCTCAAAGACGAAAAGTACGCCGAGGCGTTCGAGGCGGCCAAGGAGATCGCCGGCGAGGTATTGGAGGAAGAGGCTAGGCATCGGGCCATCGAGGGCATCCAGGTTCCCGTTTACTACAAAGGCAAGATTCGTGGTTACCGGCGGTGCCGCTCGGACACGCTGTTGATCTTTCTCCTGAAGGGGAACAACCCGGAGAAGTTCGGCGACCGGCTGGAGGCCACGCACCACGTCCCGGAACCGATCCCGGTGAACGTGAACCTCGGGGCGGAGTTGATGCGAAAGGTGCTGGAGGCGGGCGGAAAACCGGGAGTGCCAGGAGTGCCCGCGTAGCGAGGTCTCGACGAAGGCGGAGGAGGAAAGGGATGAGCGAGGCGAGCGATGTGCCGGCCGGAGCGGGGACGCCGGAACCAGGGGCGGAAGAGGACAAGCCACCAGCGGTGCGGTACTGGCAGCGGGAATGTGGCGACACGGAGGGCCGTGGCATTGTGGAGTTAACGCCCTTCGGGGGTACAGCGAAGCGGTACAAGGTGGATGTGACTTTTCAGAAAGGGCAGAAAGCGCAGAGGGTCGTTTTCGAGATCGAGGCCGACTCGGCCGACGAGGCCTTTGACCGTTACGATGCACGGCTCGAAGAGGAAAAGAAAAAGTTCGAGGCGAAGGCCAGTCAGACGAGTCTGATCGTGGGTCCCAACCCGAAGATCGACGAGTTCCGGCGGCAGAAGCGGGGCAGGCAGGGCGGGAACGGCGGCATGAGGAGAATACGGTTGCCATGATCACGCTGGCCATCAACCCGCCTTTTCCGAAGTTTGCACGCGGCCAATCGGTAGCGGGGCTAGACGGGGCGGTTGCTAAAATCCTTTCGGCCTCCTGGTTGGATGGCGTGTGGTGGTATTCTCTGACCTGGTCTAAAAAACCGGGGCTTCATCAAAACGGCGTCGCGCCAGAGAACGCTCTTAGGGAGGCTTCGTAGCCATGGTGGCGGTCGCCAGAAAACCAGGGCGGTCGAAGCGGAAGCCAAAGTCGCGGGGTGGCGCAGCGGAAGCGCGTCCGGCTCATGCCCGGAAGGTCGCCGGTTCGAGCCCGGCCCCCGCTACCATGCCGAACGTCTACGGCTGGATCGCCTCGCGCCTGAAAATCATCACCAAGGCGGGCAAACAGGAGCCCCTGGTACCGAACGACGTGCAACTGCGGATCTACGGCCACATGGCCGCGCAGCGGGCGGCGGGGCATCCGGTCCGCCTGATCGTCCTGAAGGCCCGGCGGGAAGGCGTCTCGACCGGCGTCGAGGGCCTGATGTTCGCGAACGCCTACCACCAGCCGTTCAAGAAGGCGTTCGTCTGTGCCCACGACGACATCGGGAGCAACACCCTGTTCGCGATCAACCGGCTTTTCGAGCAGGAGTTGCCGGACAAGGAGCGGCGGCCGACGGAATACTCGAGCCGGCAGGAGATCATCTGGTCGGCGCCGCACCGATCGCAGTTCAAGGTCGCGACGGCGGGAAACACGGAGATCGGAAGGACGGCGGAGATCCACTACCTGCACTGCTCGGAGGTCGCTTTCTGGAAAAGCGCCAAGAAGAGTCTCCTCAGCGTCCTCCAGGCGGTTAGCGACGACCCGGAGACGATGATCGTCCTGGAGTCGACGGCGAACGGGGCGAGCGGCGAGTTCTACGAGCGGTGGAACGCGGCGGTCCGGCAGCAACGCGAACGGCCCGGCAGCCGCGACGGGTTCTATCCGGTGTTCATCTCCTGGCTCGACTGTCCCGAGTACGCGACGGCCCTGGATGTGGGAGAAAAGGTCAAGCCCCTGGATGACGAGGAACGGCGCCTCAAGGCCCTTGGGGCGACGGCGGAACAGTTGAAGTGGCGGAGGAATACGCTGAGGGAGAAGTGCAACGGCGACGAGGACCTCTACAAGCAGGAGTATCCAGCCACTCCAGAGGACGCTTTTATCACGAGCGGGCGGCCGGCCATTCCGCCCAAGATCGTCGCGCGGCACCAAGCGACCGCACGGCCGCCGGCACGCCGCGTGCGGCTCGTGCGGGATGCGAAGGGCAAGGTGACGGCCCATGGCGTGGGGCCCGAGGCGCAATTCGCGTGGGAGGTATGGAACGAGCCCGAGGAACACCACGACTACGCGGTGTTCGGCGACGTGGCCGAGGGGGCCCTGTCGGACCCGGCGGACATGCGGAGCGCCCCGGACTTCTCGGCCGCGGCGGTGCTGAACCGGCGCGAACGGCGCATCGACGCCGTCTGGCACGGGCAGACGGAGGCGGACTACTTCGGCGAGGAACTCCTGAAGGCCGCCCAGTGGTACAACGAGGCGTGGGTGTCGCCGGAAGTGAACGGCGTCGGCATGGCGGCGCTCGTGCCGATCCGGCGGGCGAACTACGCGAAATTGTACCAGCGGGTGAAGGGGGCGGACCGGCTGGATGCGGGCGATGAGACGCCGCTCTGGGGCTGGAAGACCGCGCCGGCGAACCGCGACCTGATGATCGACGACTGGATCGCCGCCTGCCGGGAAGACCCGACGACCGGATGGACGGAAAAGGTAGGGGTGTTCTCGGCCCTGTTGGCGGATGAGGAGCGGACGTTCGTCCGGAAGGCGAACGGCAAGCGCGAACACCAGGTGGGGTGCCACGACGACGTCCTCTTCGCGGCGATGGGGGTCTTGCAACTGCACCAGAACTGCCCGCGCGGGATCCGCACGGCCTGGGCCGGTGAGGATGAAGGCCGGCGCCCGCGGAGCCTCTTGAGGACGGGCGGCGTGGACGACTTCGACGAAGAAACCGAAGGGGCGCTGACGACGGGATAAGGAGGGTGCCGAATCATGGAAAGGCGTTTTCAGGTCAGCGGGAAGATAACACCTGCTCGCGAGCGGGTCGCCGCCTTCCTGCGGGAGAGAGGCTATGCAACGACTCCTCACACAACCGTTGTTGCTCTCCAATTAAGAAGCGGTCGTGTTGGTTGGGCGCATCATGTGAGTTGGAATAGACTTACGCACATAAAACATCTGGGCGCTTGGCTTGATTCTTTAGAGAAGAAGGCCATGCGCGAAATGAGGGAGAAAGCCGATGGCGGGACCAGACGTAGCGGCGAAGCCGGGGAAGTCTGAGGCGGCCGAGGAGCGGCGGTGGAAGGTGGAGCGGGCGGCCGATGCCTTGATGGAATCGGAGAAGGTCCGGGCCGATCCGGCGCTCTTGAAGGATGCCCTGAAGGAGTTGAAGCGGCGGAAGAAGGAATTGTCGGCGGCGCTCTCGACGGCCCGGGGGCCCGGGTCGGCGGTCATGAAGGGGCGGTCGGAAAGCGAGGAGTAGCGGGCGATGGTTATGATCTGCGGGATTCCGTTTGTTCCCTGCCCCGCCCTTGGGAAGGATATGCTTCTGTTCATAAGTCCGCAGTTGGTACACCACATACGCAGCATTTTTTGCCGGTGTGCTGTTTGTAAGGCCTTCGAGCGCGAGTGGGACGAGGGGCACGCCGTTCTGGTCAAGAACGCAGGACCGGTTGAGGAGTAGGGGATTATGGCGGACACCAAAGCGAACGATGAACTGAACGAGCGGCTGGATGCGTTTCTCGCCCTCGGGCAGGAGGACAACAAGGCGTGGTCGGCGCTCGCGCGGGACGCCGAGGACTACATCTTCGGCAACCAACTCAGGGGCGTCGACAAACGCGACGGGTGGGACCGGATCGTCGCCAACTACCTCTTCCCCGCCGTGACGCAGCAGATGGCCCTGATGGCACAGCGGCGGCCGGCGGTGGTGGTCGAGCCGTGGGAACCGGATGATGCCCCGTTCGCCGATTTCTGGCGCGGGCTGGAACAGTACCGGTTCGACCGGACGCTCAGGATGAACATCCTCGGGCTAGGGGCGACCCTGGACGCGGCGATCCACGGGTTCTACGTCGCGAAGGCGTACTGGGAACCGAAGGCGGAATGGGTGGCCGACGAGCACCGGTGGCGGGGCGAACCGAGGGTGAGGTTAATGCGGCCGGACTACTTCGGCATGGATCCCGACAACGAGACGACGACGGCGTCGGATGCTTCTTTCGTCTATTGTCACCGGAGGGCACTACTGGACAAGGTCCTGGCGCGGTGGGCGGACAAGGCAGAGGAAATCAAGCGGGAAGCCCGGGAGGGCCCCGAGGACTTGGCGATGCCGGGCATGGCAACGTTCGGGGGCGAATTTGAGCACCGGGCGGAAGGCCAGACCGATCCGGGCCCGGCCGGCAAGACGGAGGGGCGGCTGGTGAGTCTGCTGCGCGCTGCGCGCGGCTACGGAGAGGGAGGCCAGGCGCAGGGAGCGGGCGGCCGAGGCGAAGACGGTCTGCCCCGGTGGGTGACGGTGACGGAGGTGTTCTTCAGGGACGGGAAGGAACGGAGCGGCCGGGAGACGCGGCCCGTGCCGTTCGAGGAACTCTTGCAGCAAGGCTTGGTCACATACGATGAGGAGTTGATGGTCTACCGTGTGGGCACCGAGGGCGTCTTTGAGGGGAAGATGGTCGGCGAACCCTTGACGATGCAGGATAGTTTGCCGGAACAGGTCGTCCGCGAGTGGAAGGACGAGCCGGTGTGGCCGAACGGCCGGGTGGTGCTGCGGATCGGCAAACTGATCCTCAACCCCGACGCTGAGAAACCGTGGGATGAGGGGGGTCAGGTCTGGCCGTTCCGGTCGTGGCCGTACCTGGTGGGAGTGAACCAGATACTCCCGCACGTCTGGCGCGGCCTGAACGCAGCCGAGATGCCGCGCACTTTGCAGGACTGGAAAAACGTCGCTTTCGCCCACATGGCGAACTACATCAAGTTTTTCGGCGACCCGATCGCCATCGTCGAGGAAGGGGCGGTCGCGGGCGCGGGCAAGGACGAGAAGAAACTCGCCAAAAAACTCCGGGCGCGGGCGGGGGCGATCTGGCTCGCGGCGAAGGGCGGCCTGGACAAGATACGCCGGGACCCGCCGCCGCCGATGTCGCGCGGGATCCTGGATATCGACGCCCTCATTTCGCGGGAACTCCAGGACCAGACGGGGATGCAGGAGGTGGCGCGGGGCCGGCAGGGGACGGGCCAGGTGACGGCGACGGAGGTGCAGGAACTTTCGCGGTCGAGCCGGGTGCGGACGAGCCTGGCGGCGATCCTTCAGGACGATTGGATGGAAGGGGTGATGCGGTTCGTCGCGGAGATGGACCAGCGGTACCTCGAGCCGAACGACATGGTGCGGATCGTCGGCAAACGGGCCGCCATGCAGATGGCGCAGGCCGGCCAGGGGATGCGCGCGGATGGGAACGATGTAAAATTCGACCTCAGCCTTAAGATCGGGACCGCCCTGCCATTCGACCAGGAGCGCCGCAAGGAAGAGATGGCGGAACTCTTCAAGGCGGTGGGCCCGGCGATCCTGCCGGAACTCCTAGCGGCGTTCGGCGTGGAGAACGCCGAGGAGGTCCTGGCCCGGTCGGAGATGTGGCAGGCGTTCCAGCAGTTCCAAGAGATGCAGGCCGCGGCGGCACAGCGGGCGGAGGTGTCAGCGGGCCACGGCCGGAGCCGTACCCCGGCCAGGGAGAAAGGTTCCTGATGAAAGACATAAGCTGGGCCGAAGCAATCAGGATATCGAGGAAGGTTATGGAGGATGCGGAACGCGGCAGAATTGACGCCGCAGAGCAGGAAGCAAAAGGTTTGTTCGTTGAGGAACCAACCATCGAGGTTTGTCTTTTCGGGTGCGGAGCGATGATTGTTTTTCGGGGGGATGAGTACGGGGGCGAACGATACGAGTGCGGAACCCGCTACCAATGGCGGCCGAAGATGGGCTGGCTCTATAGGGGGGCGGAGTGCAATGGCACGATGATTCCCCCCGGCACAACCATGTTTCTCAAAGGAGGCACGCCATGCCCTACAAAATAACGAAAGTCGATGGTTACAGGGTGTCTACTCCGCACGGCGTTCACGCGAAGAACACCACGAAGAAAAAGGCCCAGGCCCAGGTGCGGTTGATGCAGGGCGTCGAGCACGGATGGAAGCCGACGGGCCGGAAGGCTCGCCGGGGAGCGGGGACGGCCCTGATGCAGGGGCGGAGCGCAAAGCGATAAGATTTCACTTGACAGGTCTTACAAAGACCTGGTACAACCCAAGGTAGCGGTGGCGATCGGCCGATCACCACCGCAACGAAAAAACAAAAGGCCCCGGCCCGCGGGCGGCTGGGGCCTTTTTCCTTGGGTCGAAAGGTGAATACGAGCCGCGACCGGCCGGCGGACCATGCGCCGCCGGAAAGGTCACGGACGTAGGGCGTAGACGACAAGGGCGTCGAAACCAAAGGAGCGGGCGATGGCGAAGGAACTCAAGGGCGGGCTGGGAGTCGAGGAAGTTGACGGGCGGGCAGCGGGCGAGGCCAGCGCCGCGCCGGCGCAGGAAGATGGGTTGACCGAGGACATTCTGTACGCGACCCCGGCGGCGGCAGGGAACGGCGCACCGGCCGCGAAGCCGGGCGAGGAAGCAGGCGCGCCGGGAAAGGCGAAGCCCAAGGCCGAGGACGCGGACGACGACGAGGACGATGAGGGCGACGAGGACGACGAGGGAGAGGGGCCCGAAAGTAAAGACAAGCCGAAGTGGGACAAGGAGCGTCAGCAGCGGGATGAGGCGCACGCGCGGGAACGCCAGGAACTCCAGGGACAGATCCAGGCGGCGGCGGGCGCGAACACGGCCCTCGCCGAAGAAATCCGGGCGATGCGGGAAGAGCGGGGATCGGCGGCCACGGCGAAAGAGGATGCAGCGGTCGAAGAGGCCCTGGCTCTGGTGGACCAACTCAGCGAACTTTCGGAACCCGCCCAGATCGTCGCGGCCGTCAAGGCGGTCAAGCAGATTTCCCTGCGGGTGCCGAAGGGCGGCGCGGACACCGAACGGGTGGAGAAGCTCGAGAAGGCATTGCAGTCGTTGGCCGAAAGCGTCCGAGCCCTGGGCGAGGCGACGGCCGCGCGGCAGGGGCGGGACGACCTCGAGGGGGCGATGGGCGCGTTGGACGAGGAGTTCGGCGCGGAGTTCCACAACGACGCCCTGGAAAAGGCCGGACAGTATCTCTTGAAACAGGGGCGGACGATGGAGAACCCGCCGTCGCTGGCGGAAAAACAGATCGCCCTTCGCCTGGCCTATGTGGAACTGGCGGGGGGAAAGAAGACGGTCAAGCCGAAGCCCAGGCCGGCGGTGGCGGCCGATGCGGGCGCCGGAGGGGGCCTTCAGGCGGGGGGCGTGACGCGCGGATCGCTGAGCGACGTGACGGAGGACATGAAGAAGGAAGGGAAGTTAACGTAGCAGCGTTTCCGGCCCGAGTCGGACAAGCGCCGATGCGTTGGGCCGGTGGAGTGCACGAAGGCCAGCCGCCGGGGACAAGCGCCCCGGGCCAGGCCGCGTGAGACCAGGGACGACGACAGGCGCGTCGCTCCGAAGTAGGAGGAAACGAGAGACCACGAACGGAGAATAGCCATGGCCGAGACCAACCTCTCCGCATCCACGAGGGAACTCTGGACGCGCACGACAGTGAACGAGGTGTTCATGGCCCTGCCGTTGACGGCGATGCTGATGGAGCATCGCCGCGTCAATTTCAAGGGCGGGACCAAGATCAAGAAGACCGTCACCAAGGCGACGATGACGGACCTGGCGCAGGACTACTCCAGCAACGAGCCTCTGGAGGGCGGGAACAAGACCGTCCTCGGCGCCCCGGAGTTCGGCTGGAAGAAGTTTCAGATTCCGGTCGAGTACGGGATCGACGAGGAGTTGCAGAATCATCAGGTGGCCGAAGAGACCGCACCGGCGGATCTTGTGGCTGCCCTTGTCGCGGGCGCCCAGTACGCCGCGCGGGAACACCTTGCCGCGATGGCCTACGCGACCACGACGGGCGAGACGGGCAAGGTCTTCCAGGGCCTCGCGTGCGCCCTCACCCACGACACGGCGTATGGGGGCTATACCCGCACCATCGCCTCAACCCTCAACACGTTTTTCCAGGGCGCCTCGGCGGATCTGACCTACACGGACTGGGACACGGCGATTGCGGCTTCTCTCGCCAACTTCCGCATCCTGGTGACGGCCTGCCGGCGGTACGCCCCGAAGAACCGAAAACTCTACGCCTTCATGGGAGAGTCGCTCTTCCAGGCGTTCCAGAGCCAAGCCGAAGCCCGCATGATGAACACCAAGCCGGTGTCGGGCGCGCCGGGGATCTACAAGTACGGGTTTAACACCCTCTGGATCGACGGCGTGGAACTCGTGCAGGACTCGTACCTGACGACGGCCGAACGGACGGCCGCCTTCTACATCCTGGACCCCGAGACCTGGGAACTCAGGATCAGTCCGAAACGCAACTTCAAACTCACCCCGTTCGTGTGGCAGGGCGACATGAACGACGGCATGGACGCCTGGCTGGGCCGCGTGATGGCCGCGGGCAACTTGGTCTGCTGGCAGCCGAACGCGAACATCTACCGGTCGGCGATGACGTGAGAGTAACCCCGGCCGGCGACGGTCGCCGGACGGAGTGAGGGCCCCGGCCGCCTCGGCGGCCGGGGAGGGCAACGCGGCCTGATTCGTCTTCCCCTCCAGAACGAGGGGCGTGAGGCGGTCGGGCGAGGAGAAGGGCAATGGCTAACGTGACGGTGGACAGTGAAAAGATCATCCTGTTGGACCGGCTGCCGGGGCTTCCGAATCCGCACATGCGGCCCCCCACGGACGGATTCACCGGGGCCGGCCACCACAACGTCGTTGCGGCGGCCTACGACGTGGGGACAAAGGTCCAGGTCTTCAACCACTCGGCCTCGGCGGGCGTGGATGGGTATTCGACGCTGGTGTACGGAAAATTGGAGGCGCAGGACACGACGAACGTCCTGGCGGCCCGGCACTTCTGCGCCTGGCACAGCGACGCCGTGCCGTTCGACTTCACGAACGAGGTTGCGACGTACATCGGGGAAAGCGTGTCGCCGATCGTCGTGGCCCTCGGGGCGATGACGATCGACTACTTCGGCTGGTTCTGGTGCGGCGGGGTGTGCCCTGAGGAGCACGTCGCCGCCTTGGGCGGCGTGTACTACTGCGCGGCGGCGGCGGCCATCGGGCCGAACACATGGGGCGACCTGGAGACGCCGGGAACCACGGCCGGCGAACTCGGCCTGGAAACTGCCGATGCGGACACGGACATGATCGTCGCCATCCTTCTGGCGGCGGCGGCGTAGGATCCGGCGACTAGCCGGACAACGGAAAGGACCCGCCTTCGCCCCGCGGGCTCGACAGGCCGCGAGGCCTGACGGCCTACGGGCTACGGCGAGGCTGAAAGGAGACACTCATGGCCTGGGATCCTGCAGTCAACCATACGGCGACCCTGATGGGCGCCACCATCGAGTTCGGGGAAGCGACGCTTGCGAGCGGCACGATCGAGGTGCCGACGCGGCTCTCGAAGGTCTTGGCCGGCTTCGCCACCTACAAAGCGGTCCCGGCTGCGGCTACCAAAATAGTCGTGGACTGCACCATTACTTCCGGTGCGGTGACGGTCGCCTCTGCGGCGGGCGGCGACAAGAAGGTGAACTACCTGTTCATCGGCTTGACGTAGGCGGTACGGGGAAAAGAGAACGGGGCCGGGGTCGCCGCTGGCGACCCCAACGCCCCGCGCCCAAGGTCGGGCGGCAAGGAAAGGGAGAAACCCATGATCGACGGAACGCTGGACTCTGAAGTCTTCACGCTCGTGGACAACTGGCCGAGCGAGCGGAACATCCACGTGCGGGAACCCACGGACGGGTTCCTGGGCGCAGCGCACCACAACGTCGCCACGGAGGAGTACCAGGCGGGGACGAAGGTGCAGGCCCGCAACAAGGGAACCACTGGCAAGCCGGGATTCTCCACGTTCATCTACCTTCAGGTGGGGGTGCAGAATGCGTTCACCGCCATCGCGGCCAAGTCGATCGTCGTCCCCGACTCGGTGGCCTCCTGGTTCAAGGTGACGAACGATCCGGACGACTGCATCGTCCTGCCGACCAGCTTGGTCGCCGTGGCCCTGTCGGCCATGACCAACCTCTACTTCGGCTGGTTCTGGTGCGCCGGGGTGGCTCCCGAGGAGTTCGTGCCTGGCCTCGGCGGGACCTACGCAACGGACGGGACGGTCGAGACGGGCCGCATCCGGGCGGTTCACCTGTCGGTCGATGCCATCGGCCTCGGGCCCTGCCCGGAGGGCGAGCCGGGGTGCGGCATCGCTTACGAGCCCGACCGCGTGTAGCGCCGGGCGGACCAGCGCTTCAGAGTCCGCCTCGGCGGACGGAGCGCAAACCAAAGGAGTTGAACCATGGCCGACTCAACGATTGACAGTGAACTTTTCGTGCTGAAGGACAACTGGCCGGGCGTGGCCCGGCGCGTCAGCCCGGACAACCTTCCGAACGGCGACATCATCAGCGCCATCCACCACAACGTCGAGACGGCGGTGTTCCCCATCGGGGATAAGATCGTCGTCCGGAACCGTAGCGCCGTCGCCGGCGACGACGGGGACGCGACGTTCATCTACCTCAAGGGCCTGGCGATCACGGAGGCCAACCCGACGTGCGCGGCCAAGCAACTCGTCGTGCCGAGCCTGGCGGGGACGCCGTACCAGGTCACCAACGACCCGGACCAGTGCCTCGACGTGACGGGCTGCCCCTTGGCGGCCGTGCTGCTGTCGATCATGACGTTCACCCACCTCGTCACGAAGTATGGCTGGTTCTGGTGCGGGGGTGTGGCCCCCGAGGCGATGGTGGCTGCCATGGGCGGCAACTATCATACGGACGGCCTCGTGGTGGCCGGCCCGATCGTGGCGCACGATCCGGCGACGGCCGACTCCATCGGCCTCGGCCCGGTCGGCGGTGTCACCGAGGCGATCATCGGGTTCGCATACGCGGCCGACGCGGTGTAGAGCAAGCGGGTGTTCTAGCGGCGGACGGATAACCAGGAAAAAGGAGACGGACCATGGCCGAATCAACGCTGGACAGTGAACTGTTCGTATTGATCGACCTCTGGCCGGGCGTGGCCCGGCGGGTTCACCCGGATCACCTGCCGAACGACGACATCCTGAGCACGCTTCACCACAACGTGACGACCCCGGTGTTCGACGTGGGCGAGAAGATCGTGGTGCGGAACCGGGCCGCGATCGCCGGCGACGACGGGGACGCGACGTTCATCTACCTCAAGGGCCTGGCGATCACGGAGGCCAACCCGACGTGCGCGGCCAAGCAACTCGTCGTGCCGAGCCTGGCGGGGACGCCGTACCAAGTGACGAACGACAAGGCCCAGTGTCTCGCCGCCACAGGCTCGCCGTTCGCGGCGGTGATGCTCTCGATCATGACGTTCACCCACGCCATCACGAAGTATGGATGGTTCTGGTGCGGCGGAGTCTGCCCCGAGGCGATGGTGTCGGACCTGGGCGGCAACTTCGCCTCGGCGGACGGCACGATCATCGGCCCCATCGTCGCCCACACCTTGGCGGCCGACGCCATCGGACTCGGCCCCTGCGGTGCCGGCACCGAGGCGATCATCGGGTTTGCGTACTCCGACGACGCGGGTTGAGACCGGAGGCGGTCTAAACGGTCCGGCTTCGTCTCCGCCTTCCGGCCTGGCGGAGACTACGCCGGGATAGGAAGGCGGTGGCGGAATGGCCCGATTATCCACGGGAGTCATCTGCGACGCCGTCGAGGTCTTCAGCGGCAACGTCACGGCCAACGCGGCACTCCTGCATTTTCACGCGGGATACAACCGGGTCCTGGCCGGCGGGGATCCGCGCGACTCCGGCGGAGCGCCGCACCTGTGGAGTTTTCTGCAACTCCGGGCGGAACTCAGCCTGGCGATGTCGATCACGGGGACCGCGACGGGCGTCTACGCGGCGGGGACCGAGACGACGACCATCACGGCGACGACCGCCATCTTCGACCCGATCCAGGTGGGCGACTCGATTACCATCGACACCGTAACCGATCCCCTGGTGATCGCATCCTACACGTCCTCGACAGTCATCGTGGCGGCGCTCGGGGAGGATTTCGCGGGGAAGGCCGTCAGCCTGCCCCACCACGGCATTTACGCCCTGCCGGCGGGGTTCGATGGGTTCCTGGAACCGCCCGTCTACGCCCTGGCCGCGGGGTTGGCGACGCCGGACTTGGAGGAGGTATCGCCCGAGAGACTGTTCGAGATGAGGCGGGAGTCGAACGCCCTGGGAACGCCGCGGTACTACGCCCTGGTGGCTGATGCTGCGGCGGCGGCGGGAACGGCTCAGACGTACAGCCTGGCCGTCGCGCCCCGGCCGGAGGCGACGCGCCTCCTGCTTTACCGGTACCGCCTGGCGGCGCCGGACCTGACGGACCTGACTACGATGTATCCGCTCGGTCCGCCCTCGATGTCGCCTCTCTACCGGGCGGCGGCCCTGGCGGATGCGGAACTTTTGCTCGGACACGTGCCGGGACCGCACGAAGCGGCTTACCAGAAACTCATGATCACGGCCCTGGACGCGGACGGGGCGATGTTTGCGACGAGCGAACCTTTGCGAATGGCTTCGAGCGAGGGATAAGGCATGGCGGCCGTCTTGACCGAGGACAAGCGCCTACGGCGCGATGTGAAGATGGGGGCGGGCCGCGAATACTCGCGGACCTACTATGGCCCCTTGAACGCGGCGGCGCTGGCGGCGCTTCTGCCGGAGATCGGGGCGGCGATGCCGGCGGGGAGCGATTGTGAGGCGGGGACGCTGGTGACGCACATCAGCGATCCCCGGCAGGCGTCGGGTAGGGCGGTGGCGATGGTGACAATCACAGGGTTCCATCATGGGACGGGAGCGGTGGCATGAGCATCCCGGCGAACTGGACAGTCGCGTGGGCGCGATCGCGCGGCCAGGGATGGAATCAGCGCGGCAAGGTTTACGACGTGGGCTACCACGCACCGGCCGGGACGACGCTCGCCCTCGCGGAAGCCGCCCTGCCCTACGAAACCCTGTACCCGACAGAAAACCCGGATGATGTGTTCGCCTCGCGGCTCCAGTCGGTTGCGGCCGACCCGGACAGGAAAACCAGGGAAGTCCTGGTGGGCTACCACTACGAGCCGCCGACGCTCGAGGACGTTCTGATCCGCAACACGAAATACGTGCTTGTCGAGGCGCGGAGCGTGGGCAGCGCATACCGGCCCATCGTGGACTTGAACGGGGATTACATCTGGCACGAGGAGCGCGACCCCTCGGGCGGGCCGAGTTACAAATGGGCGCCCGTCGCGGGATCCGGCATCCGGTATGACGGGCGGACGCAGTTCCGGACGCGGTTCGCCAAAGAGTACGGAATGGGCGGGATTCTTTCGGAGACATACCAGGACTCGGCCAACAGCGCCATCATGCAACAGTACTGGAACTTCCCGACGGGAAGGCTCCGGTTCGCCGCCTGGACGAGGGTCCGCGCCCCGACGACCCTGAAGTTGTGGCTGTACGACTGCCTGATCGAGAGCCATCCGAAGGGATGGAACGCGGAGACGGAGGTCCAGAAGTACGAGTACCGGGCCTTCAAGATTCCGCTGCGCGACGCGGAGGGCGCGTTGCTGAACCCGGCGGAGCACCGCATCGTGTCCGACTGGTTCCCGACGGGCGAGACCTACTTCGCCGAGAATTACGCAAAGATCCAGTGGCCTCTGATTTTAGGGACATACGATTGGTGATAAGATGATGGACCGTGAAATCCAACAACGCTTCGAGGCCGTCGATGTGGAACTGCGCAGGCTGAGGGAAGTCGCCGACGATCCGTGGCGGAATCAGCCGCCGATTTCCCTGGACCCGCCCGGGCCACGGCCCGCGCTGAAGGGGCCGACGCTGCTGCCGGATGTGGCGGAGACCTTCCCGGGCGAGGTCGCCACCGAGGTCGGCAGCGGAAAATACACCTTCAAGGAGAAGGTGCTGACGGACGGGACGACCTGGATCGACAAGACCGGCGGCCGGACGGGAGATTGCTACGAGGCGAACGACGTCGCCGGGATTGCGGTCGAGACGATCATCGAAATTCGCGTGGAGCACGACACGGGCGGGACGCTGCGGTATGTGTTCGACTACGAACCTGGGATTCTGCCCGGAACTGCCGACAAGCAAATGGTCGCGTGGGACCAGACCACGGACAAGGCATGGGAACTGATTCTGCCGGATGACACTTGGCTCGACGTGGACCTGGCGACAGGGAAACTCATACACAAGGGGCCGGGGCCGGAGGTTTATAAACAAGACCCTGGTTTTTGCCTCATTTTCTACGGGTGGTCTCTGGATGCCGTAGGACAGGTACGATGGATAAAAACCGACCAAGGAACGGCGGGACCATGCGCATGACACCGGGACGCGAGACGATTCAAGTCGTGGTCTTCGACGGGTCGCGGGAACACCCCCTACTTTCTTCGTGGCTCTTAGGGTTTCCGCACGTTCTTCGCTTCCGCGACGTGCAACCCGGTAAGCGCGGGTCTATTTATCTCCAGACCTGCCGGAACCGCGCCGTCAAATGGTTCCAGCAAGAAACGACTCTTCCGTGGCTCTTGTTGCTGGACGACGACGAGATTCCGGTTTCCGAGACAGAGGGTCTTATCGTTTGTGAGGCCGACGTTGCCTCTGCGGCCTATGTCTCTCAAAAAGCGGAGATGCTGCACCCCCACCCCGGCGGATTATGTGGTGGCGCGCTGAAGGTGTCGCGCTACGCGCTGGAGAAGATTGAACCGCCCTGGTTCGGCGTGCGGTTTTCGGCGGACGGATGCGATGCGGTCGAGTGCGAGTGTCAATGGTTCGAGCGCCGCGCGAAGGCGGCAGGTTTTCATCCGGTGAAGGCAGGCAGCATCGGGCACATTGTCTCGTATCTGACCCTGCCGACAGAGGACGGCGGGATGAAGGTTGTGCCGTTGGCCGGAATCCCCGAAGCCCTACGCCGTGGGGCGGGTCAGGAAAAACCGACGCGCAAGGGTGGCGAGAGCGACCGCCAGGGCAATCGCGGCCACGAAGGCAAGGCCGTAAATGACGGCCCCCAGGATGATGTTGGCGTGAACCGACAAGGGGAAGGGCTGCGCGAGGTAGGGCATCAGCCCGCTTGCGGACAGAGCGGCACCTGCTCCGACGCCGAACAGGATGCAGGCAGCGAGAACGACGGGCAACTTGCGGGAACGCATGGCAACCTCCTTACCTGACCAAGGAAGTATAGCGCATGAACGGCGCGGAAGTCAAGGAAAAAAATGTGACCGACGGCACCAGCAAAAAGAAGGCGATCGAGGAACTCATTGATGCCGTCTGTCGCACATCGAACCCGGGCGCTGCGTTGCACAACGCAGCGCACGCGGCGATCGAGACGTTCCGGTGCCTGGAGCACGCGGATCAATGCCGGGCGGCAGACGCCCTGGCGGGACACCTGGAAGTCGCGCTCGGCCTTTGGGGCAGGGAAATGGAAGCGATTGTGAGGCACTGACAGGGAGAAACCCATGGCGATTGAGCGGTTTACCTATGCGAGCCGGTTCGACGTTTTCGGGACCTATACCGAGTACGCCGACCTCGGCGCGGACCTCAAGAGCGACCTGAAATCCGCCCAGGCGTTCATCCCCCTGGACATTACCGCGATGCGGGAGGTCAAGGGGAGCCTGGTGAGCGATTCGACGCGGATACTCGGCCGCGTCAACGGCGCGACGGACCGGGCCCTGCGCCTGACCTGGGCGGCGGGCGACGTCGCCGAGTTCCAGTTTCCGCCGGTCCCCTGGCCGCCGGACCTGTACGCGGCCGCGGACGTCATAGTCCACCTGATGATGGCGCGAAGCGGGACCACGGACGACTGCGACATCGACGTCCTGGCCTACGTGAACGGCGCCGGCGCCTACGCCGCCGATGTCGAGTGTGGCGGCAAGACGACGGCTCTGGCCGTGGCCGCGAACTTCGTCGTCGAGAAAACCGTGACGCTGAGCGCGAGCGACATCGGGGGACATCCGGGGATGCTGAACCTGGCGCTCCTGCCGGACGCCCACACGACGGATGCGCTTTACCTCTATATCGCGTGGCTCGAGTACACCCGCGCTCTCAGAACTTCGTAACGAGGAGCAAAATCATGGCAATCGGACAACTGCTGATGGCCGGGCCGGCACGGCGGAAGCGGAAAAAGGACACCAGTTGGGAGGGGCTGACGCCGAAGGAAACGGCGGTCCACGAGCGCCGCGCCATCGGACGGAGCCAGGGGGTTTCGCCGGGAAAGTTGGATGCGATGTTCCCTGTCCCGACCCGCGCGCCTTCGGATCAGGCGGCCATGGCCCGCGAGGGAGAGGCGGCGACCGCGAGGGCCAGGCCGGCGTCGTACTATGTGGAAGATCCTACGGCCCGCGCCCAACTGGAGGCGAAAGAACGGGTTGCGGGGCGCAAAACCATCACGGAAGGGTACGATCCGTACCGTCTCGACCCATACGGCCAGCCCGCGGCGGGTAGGGGCCTGATGATGAGCACGCCCGCACCGGGCACGGAGTCGGCGTGGGAGCCGGAGCGGATGAAGCGGATTGCGGGTGAAACCGAGCGAGGCCGGTTGCTTGCGGCCGGAGTGGACCCCTATGGTCCGACCGGCGCACCACCTCAGCGACTTGACCCGCGAACAGGACGACCGCCGACGGAAGCAGAGATGGCGGGGCAGGCCGGGGGTCCGGCCTTGGTCAAGGCGGGGACGGTAATGCCGACCGGCGAGGGAGCCGATCCCTATCTGCGCGGGCGGTATGTGGGGCGTCCGCTGACGGTCGCGGAACAAGGGACCGCGTCCGAAACACAGAGACGGCTGCAGGTGATGAACGCGCCTGCCTACGACCCGAGGGCCGTGGCGGCGCTTCGCGCCCAGCGCGGACCCTGGGAGGGCCGAAGGACCATCGAGGACATAGCGACCGAGCAGGCGGGGGGCCAGTTGATGCGGACCCAGGCGCGTGGGGCGGGTGCGATGGCTACCATGCTAGAGGCCCAGGCCCTTCCGGCGCAGCAGATGCTGGAACTCTGGCAGACGCCGGAAGGAAAGCAGCAAGTGATGGCGATGTGGGCGACCGGTTCGCAACAGGAAAAACAGGCTTACGCCGCGCAGGTGCTGGCGGAGGTGGGCGCGAACTTGCCGCCGGAAATCCAGCAGGCCCTGGCGGAAGCGGCCTCGGGCTATAGGGTTGAAGAATACGACGGCAGTTGGTGGCAGACTGGGGGAGTTCTCGGGTCGGTTTGGGACTTCCTGGCGGGCCTTGTTCGTGGCGCTCCGACTATGAGGCGGGCGGTGCCGGCGACCGGGGCGGGGCTGATCACCGGCCCGACGGCGGCGCCGGGTTTGCCGGCGACAGGTCCGAACGCACCAGGCGCGCCGCTTACGGGCCAATTTGGATTTCGTGGCGGTATAGGCCAGCCGGCGGTGCAGGCCGGGGCGGGACAGCTGGCGGCAGCGGACCAGGAGGAGCGGGAACTGTACGAGAGGCTGAAACTGAAGTACGGGGGCTAAGGGTGCTGGCGTTTTGTGAAGACGAAGTGGAGGAGGTGCGCGGCTATCTAGAGGATCGCGGGCACCAAGCCAACGAGGCAGGCCAACAACAAACTGTCGGACAGGAAGACTGTTATGACGCATAAGATCGAACAGACCGAAAAAATAAACCAGGCTTCCAACGCTCCGGCAAGCCACCACCAAAGTTTCTCTTCTATCTTCACGAGGGCACCTTTCACGGAACGCGTAAAAGTATGAACCGGATTCTGAGGAAGTCAAGGCAAAAATGATCGACACGCGGGCCATCCTGGCGAGGCTGAGGGCGGAACAAGGGCCGTTGCCGGCCCCTGCCGCGCCATCTTCGGGAATGGCCGCGAACGTCGGCGTTCGGGCAGGGGGAGACGAAGGCCGGTTCCGACAATGGTATTCCGAGCGAGTGCGATTCTTGGCGTCCAAAGGGCAGCGGCTCAATCCCGATCCGGACGCGCCCGAGCATTTCTACGATTACCGTAAGGCTATGAGGGCAGGAGCAGAACCGACCCTCACAGAACACGGCGACTATCGCTGGCCGGACTTGGGTAAGTTGCCGGGGCATCCTGTTCCGCCAGAGATTCCCCCTGCCCCGAACCCCCGGGCCGTGCTGGACCGCCTGCGCGTGGAACAGGGAGCGGCCGCACCGACGGGGCGGGACCTGATGGCGGCGCCGGCGCTGAACCCGCCGCGATTCTTCTGGGAGAGCGAGCGCCCGGAGAGCAAGTTGCCGCCGGCCGAGCCGCGCAAGGTGACGGTGGGCGAGGCCGTGGAAGAAATGCGGAGTGGGCGGGCGGCGAGTTACTACAAGGACGCTTCGGGCCAGTATGTGCCCGCTGGTGAGGAACCGTGGTACGTCCGCGCGCCGATGGCCCTAGCCTCGGGCATGGCCTCGATTCCGGCCATCGTGCCGGGCCTTTACGCGAAAACCGGACTGCCCGGGGCGGAAGCGGTCGGAGAATACGTTGCGAAGCCCCTGGCGGCGATTGGAGGGGCCGAGCCATCGGTGTTCCGTGAGGGCGCCGGAGCGTTGGCAACGCCGGAGTGGTGGTCCGGTGTCGCCGGCGGACTGGCCGGATATGGCGTCTTCGCGGCGCCCGCTGTCGGCAAACTCATTCCGAAGGGGGCGGGGCTGCTGAGGCAAATGGCGGCGACGGTCCCGGCGTTCGGTGCCCTGGGCGGTCTGGAGGCCGCGGCACGGCCCGAGACGACGGGCAGGGACATCATGCTCGGTGCGGCGACGGGCGCGGCGGCCGGAGCGGTGTTGCCGCCGGTGGGGAAAGCCGTGGGTTATGTATTCCGTAGGGGGGCCGCGAGGCTTGCAAAGATCGGCGCTCCGAAGGCCGCGCTGAAGGCCCGCGAGGGCTACGTTCGCGCGTGGGTGGCGGAGCAGGCAGGCAAGGGACCGGCGGCGGCGACAAAAAACGCGGAACATAGATACATTTCAGCGCTGAGGCGGTTGCCCGCGGAGCAGCACGGAACCCATCTTCAACAGGCTAAGTCTATGGCGATGGCCCGGATCCTCGAGGCGGCTCCGGCGGGCGCGGTACGCGGTCCCACGGAAATCAAGTTCGGCCGCGCCCTGGAAGCAGGCGGGATGTGGGGGTTCGAGTCAAAGCAGATCGCCGATCTCAAGACACAACTGGATGCCGCGCTCCAGCAGGCAAGGGCTCAGGGCAAAGAGCCGGTCCTGCGCAGAATGAGTGCCGAAACCTGGGCAACCCTCAAGCGACAGTGGCAAAAGAGCGCCGAGGCGTTCCGCGAGTTTTGGTCCGGAAAACTCCCGGCCGATCCGGCCAAGCGCGCCGTGACATTGAACTTCCGGCTTCAGGCGGCGACGGCAGGCGCGCAGTACCGGACCGCGCCGGCGGGAGGCACCGAAGCCGAGTACCTTTCGTTTCTCGCTCCGGAAACGGTCGCCAAGGCACCCGCCGGGGCGGGGATGAAACTGTACGGGGGTGTTCCTGCCGACCCTGCGGAGTTCATTCGTCTCGCTCAGACGGTGGGCGACATTTCGCAACCCGTGGCGGTGCGTATCCTGGAGTCCCTTGGCAAGCACGGCGGCTCCGTGGTCCGCGCTACAGTTGCGGCGTTGGTGGCGCAGGGGATGCCGCGTGAAGCGGCGGAAGGCGTGGCGAGGAACCTGGCGGAGGCGTTCGCCAAGCCTGCCCCGCCCGCCGCTGCCGAGGCTATGGTGGGCAAGCCGGCCGAGGCCGCGCCGGCTCCCACGAAGGCGGCCGAGATACAGGCCCGGAAACTTGGCATCGACCTCGCGGCGGTCCGGGGGACGGGACGCAAGGGACAGATCCTTCGCAAGGACGTGGCGGACGCCGCGAAGATCCGGACCATCAGGGAAAAGAGCGAACGGGTCGGCGCGCCCCTCCGGCCGGGGACCGTCCTTGAACAGACGCGCCAGGCCCTCGAGGACGAGGGCTTGCCGACAAGGGCTGAAACGCCTGGCGTGCCCCAGGAGCGACGAACGCCGGCGGGCGAGGCCGACAAGGAGGGGGAGATCGCCCCGGCACGGGGCAGGCAGGCCGCCCCACGGCCTCAGAAACCGCCTATCACAGCCGCGGGTAGGGTTCCGTTAGCGCCAACTCGCCTCGCGTCGAAGCGGGCAGGAGCCGAACAGCCGCCCGCCGGCGAGGAGGTGCCGTTCGAGATCCTGGCGAAGGGCGCCCCGCGCGCCGCCCCGACGGTCCAGGCGTTCGACCGGATGGAGGCCCCGGAACTAGTGCGGATGCTCGGCAAGGTTTCCGGACCTTACGGAGGCTCGGTCGCCGAGACGAAAGAGGTCGGCCAGGCGGTCAAGGCGCTCCGGCAGGAGATCAAAAACGACAAGGTCGGCGAGGCGGCGGACCGGAAATACCTGGAGCAGATGCAAGCGGCTTATCCCGACATCTCCGCCGGCGGAGAGGGTGTCGGGGAGGAAGGCGGCGGGCTGCTCGGGTTGCTGGGCGACGCGCGGATCATTTACGGCAAAGGCGTGGAACTCGGCGTGGAGATCGAGGAAGCCGTCGTGGGGCTGCCGAAGGCGCTCCGGCGGCACTTCATTCACGTCAAGTATGCGAATGTCAAGGGCGGCGCCGGGGCCATGACCATCGAGGCCCTGAACCATTATTGGATGACACGAACGGACACGCCGGCCGCAGATGCGCCTTCCCTCAGTGAAACTTTCGACAACCTGATGCGAGAGATCAAGGCTTACGAGGCGGCGAAGGCGGAGGGGGCGATTTCAACCGAGGACGCCCTGCGGAAACTTGCGCGGGCCGTGCCGGAAGAGGTGGGCGAGGAACTGGTTGAGCGAGCGGACAAGTCGGCGGCGAGAAAGGCGGCGATCGACGCGGCACGCGAGAAGGTGCTCGCGGCGGCGGAACCGTACCTGGCGGTGGAGCGGGAAGCGTTGGAAATCGAAGGAACCGCATCCGAGAGGGAGGCGGCGGAGAAACTTGCGGTTGCCGAGCGCGAAATCGCGGCGGCGCGGCAGACGATCAACCAACTGAAGATTCTCCAGGGCAAGGCACAAGAGCGACCGGTCGAGATCGAGGCGCTCCGAAAGGTGTTCGTGTCCATCGCCGAGCGGATGCTGCCTTTGGAGGAGCGCGGAAAACTCCTCGCCCGCGTGCGAACGCTCAAGACCGTCGTCGAGTTCACCCACGCGCTCGAACAGGCGGAGAAGTACCTCGAGCAGACCATCAAGTTGCGGATCCTCGCGCGGTACCAGCACTACGCCGGGCTCCTGGAACGGCACAAGCGGAAAATCGAGCCGGAGATTCTGGCCTTTGCGAAGAAGGCTTTAGCCGCCCGGCCGAGCGGCGGAAGGTACACCGAACTCGAACTCGACACGCTCGACGAACTTGCCGACACGGTGGAACAGACGTGGCACTGGCATCAGACGAGCGAAAACCTGCTCGGCCTCGGCCAGTACATCCAACGGACCGAAACGGCCGAGAAGATTCTGGCCGAAGCGACCGCGGGGCGCGAACCGATGGCACGACAGGTCGGCGTCGGAGGTCAACCGGTCGCCCCGGACATCGGGAAGGTCCACTGGTTCGGCCGCGAGGGGATTCAGTCGCTCGACACGATGATCGAGGGGCCGGCCCTGGGCGCGGTCCCCGACGGCCCGCTCTATCGGCATTTCGTCAGCCTGGTGGGGATTGAGGCGAGCGAACCGTATTACCGGCACGTCAACGCGGGGCTCGACCACTTGGACGAGGCAATCGAACGCGAACTGGGAATGAAGCGGGACAGCCTGGAGTTTCAAGACTGGGTGCTGGAACCGCTGACGTTCGATCTGCCGACGCTCGGAAAACTGACCGGCCCGCGCGGGTACTGGGGCGCGCTTCGCAACACGCTGACCGACCCGGACTCGCTGGCCGAGATGGTGACGGAGGCCTGGTCGGGGCTCGTGTGGGAGAGCGACCTACGGATGCCGAAGTTGCGGCCGACGACCCGCGATGCCGATGCCTTTCTGGCTCAGTGGGCGGAGCGCGAGCCGCAAGCCGACGAGGTGGCGAAGGCCGCCAAACAATACATCAACCGGAAGGAGCACTTCAAGGCCCTCAGCGAAAAGAACCATGAGATTTTCGGGCTCTATTTTCCCCCAAGCACCGGCCAGTACTGGGGACGAAGGCGAAACGTCAAGACGGAGGGGCGACTGGACCTTCCCGGCTGGCTCGGCGGCGAGGGCGACCTACTGATCTCGCAACCGGGCCGGTACAAGGCGCGGACGGGGAGCAAGGCCTCGCTCATCATCGGGAGTTTCATAGACCAGTACATGTCCTCGCTCTACGAGGACGCGGCGTTTCTCGCCTACGGGACGCCGGTCCAAAACGCGCTGAAACTGCTGAAGGCCCCGCTGGAACACGGAGACCGGCGGATGACGCTCGAGGCCTGGCTCCAGGAGTATCACGGGACCAGTTTCGGCAACGCCCTTCGGGGCCAACTGCGGCACATCATGGAATCGCGCCGTCTCTCGCCCGTCCGTTACGGCGAGGGCCCGCCGACCGGCGCAGCGCGCAAGGTTTTGGGAGCGACCCGGCGGGCCGTTCTCATGAGTCCGTGGCCGTGGGTCAGCCAGTTGCCGTCGGGCCTGGCCGCCGCATCCGACACGTTGCGGCCGGTCACGCTCGGCAGCACCCTTTCGGGGATGCGCCGGTCGCTTCTGTCCGGCGAGTTCTCCGGCCTGAGGGACCTCCTGGAAAGCCGCTCGGCGACGCTTCGCTGGCGCTGGCACGAAGCGAGGGCCGAGTCCATCATCGGAACGCAGACCGAGGCGGGGAGCATTTCACACAAGAAGGGGTGGAGGCGCGTCCAGAGGACCGTCCGGTCGATACTGAAACCGCTCATGCACTTCGACTGCAAGGCGATTGTGGGAGACTTCGCCGGGGCGATCGAGGACCAACTCGCGGCGCGTTCCATCCCGATCCGCGGGCGGCTTCTGGATGTCCTGAACGGCCTGCCCGAGGCGCAGAAGGAGGAGATCATCAAGGCGGCGGTGGACCACGTTCACTGGCTGGTGCCGCGCACGCAACCCAACCTGGACCCGGCCTACGATTCGGGCATCAAGCGCGAAGCGAAGAAAAGCCTGTTCTGGACCGTGCTGACGTATTTCACCAACTTCCGCAACCGGATGGTCAACATGGCCATCCGCCTCGCCCACGAGTATCGGCGGACGGGAAACCTGAAGAAGTTGCTGGCGGGGCTTGTGCCGCTTTTCATGATCACCCTGGCCTATACCCTCAAGGGCAAGACACAGCGGGCCATCAGCGGAGGGAAGACCCCGTTGGGTGGGATCGGCGGCGACCTCGCCGAGAACGCACTGGGAAACCTGTACGGCGCCGGCGAGGTCGCCCACGCCCTACGGGCGCGGAGCGGATACGCGGCCCGGTTGCGGGGGATCCCGGCGGCGTCAGCCATCACCGATGTCCTCGGGGGCTTGGTCGAAATGCGACGGATGATCACCGACGGGCCCAAGGTGCGCGGCCCCGCCGCATGGCGGGCGACGAAGGGCCTGGTGCGCGGGACGGGCATGATGCTGGGACTGCCGACGCCGATCCTTTTCAGCCTGATCCGATCCATGGGCCGGATCGGCGAGGGAGAACCGGCCGAGGAGAAAAAGGCGGACCTGGAGTCGCTGGCCTGGAAGGCGAGCGGCGAGGGCGCCGGGGCGGCGGCGGCGGTTGAGAAACTTAAAGTCGCTGGCATGACATTTACTCAAGCCCGGCTCGCTCTGCGTGCGGCGATGCAGGCGCGGGGCGACCGGAGCGCCAAGGCGTGGTTCGAGCGGTCGCGTGCGCTCAGGAAGGCATGGTACGGGACGGACGGGGCGGTGCCGGCAGGCGAACGGCAGGCCGGCCTATCCAGGAGTCGGGCAAGAGGGGGATTGCCCGTCCTGGGGCAATCTGGCGCGTCGTTCGGAGCGGCCGGCGTAGAAAATAGGCGTTTGGGCGGATTTCGAGGGGAAACGGCACCGGCGTTCCCCGGACGAACGGGGCGAGGCGGGGCCCTGACGCGGGCCTGAAGGCCCGGAGGAGAGATGCGATGGCGAAGACACTGGTTCCACTCACGACTTCGGGCAAGGTGACGACGGCGGCCGACGCGGCGGTGACGCTGATCACGGTGCCGGCGGGGGCGCGGTACACCAGCGTCCTCTTCCGGAACTACTCGGTGAACGACGCCCTCGTGTCGATCGACGGCGGGACCGTGTGGATCCCGCTGGGCGCCGGAGAGTCGGCGGGGTTCCAGGACGTCCAGATCTGGAAGACGGTGCAGGTGAAGAACGCGGGCGCGGGCCTCAACGTAACGGTGTCGGCGGAGATCTGGTAATACAACGGAAACGGCTATCCGCAGATGACGCAGATGACGCAGATGAACGCAGATAAATATATGGGAACAAAAACAGCACTGCTGTCATCTGCGTAAATCTGCGTAATCTGCGGATTGGGGTTGAAGGCCAAGGGAAACACGGGAAGGAGAGCGAAGATGAAAAAGCGAATCGTTTTGGCCGTGGCAGGCGCGGTGTTGCTGGGGCTGGGTGTCCTGGCCTCGATGGGGCAGGTCGGCGGCCTGACCAACGTTTTCTTGAAGGCCATGGCGGCGGACCTGAATGAGTTGACGGACGCGCCGGTCGCCAAGACGCTTACGCCCCTGGTGAAAGAGGTCGGGACCAGCGGGATAGGCGTGCCGCTCGTGGCGTCCGAAACCTTCGCGCGAAAAGCGTACCTGACGGCAAAGAAAACGGCTGGCGCGAACACGGGGCTGGTCTATATCGGCGATAGCACCGTGGACGTTGCCGGACCTCAGCAGAACCAACTTGCGCCGGGAGATTTTATTGTTATCGACTTCGGCCCCGGAACCAAGTTCGACCTCGCCCTAGTCTACATCGACTGCGCTGCGGGCAACACAGATGGCGTAACGGGCTGGTACGTCGCGCCGTGACCTGGGCCTGAACTGAGGAGGTTTCGTCATGAAGCGCATTTTGCTTGCGGTTTTCCTGCTGCTCGCCTTCGCGGTTCCGGCGTGGGGGGGCGCAACCAATGATGTTGATGTCTATTGGACCGGCGAGGATTACGCCGCCGATGGGAACACCTACGATTTTCAGAATCCCACCGGCAACAACTGGCGACTCGTGTCCGACGATTCGCCCTTGGGAGCGGGGAACTTCCCCGGCGCGACCGGCTGCACGCTGAACTTCCTCGACAGCGCCCTCCTGGTCGTCGGTGGTCTTCCCGGCACGAACCTGCCCAACGCAGGCGAATCCTTCATCCTCGTGATTCGGGACGATGGGGAACCGGGATGGGATACTAATTTGCTCGATTTCTGCGGGGTGGGCAACTGGTCGTATTCGGCTTTGACTATTGGGGGTCCGCTAGAGCATAACTCTATTGTTTCCATCACCAAAGATTCTGCCGTTGGCGGGACCATAACGGTGTGGGCTGGCCCCATCATCAAAGTTGACCTAGCCAATGCCAGTATAACAGCAGAATCGGGTTCCTTTTTGTTCGCGGTTTATGGAATAGATGTAGCGCTAACGCAGAAACTGACGACCAAAATTGGAAGTTGCTTGCTTGTTGACCTGGGAACACTTACTCTCAACGGCGGATGTGATTTAGCAGGAACATTGAGACTTCTTGATGGGGCCATCATTGATGCCGTTTCACCCATCGTCGTCACGGCGGACGGGGTGGAAGTGGATTGGGACTATGACCACTGGGCGGGAGGACCAGGAACGCTTTATGGTGGATTCAATGCTGCGGGGTTTTCGGTCACGCACACCAACACCACCGGCGCGACGCTCACTTGCGACCAGGCGGGCGACCTCGAACTCGGCGGCGACGCGACCGGCCTCGCGGTCACAATCTCGGCGGCGGTTGACCTCGACGGCGATATGGACATCTATTCCCTCGCGATGGGGGCGAACGTCACCTGCGCTGCAGCGCGGGCGACTACTGTCGGGGCGGGCGGGTTCGAGATGACCGCCGGAATCTTGACCGGCGAACTCGACGTGGACCTCTCCGCTGCGGCGGGGGCGGGTGCCTACACGCAGACCGATGGAACCATCGCGGCGGATGCGGTGCTGAATGTGACGACCGGCACGGGCGGGTTCACCTACGCTGCGGGGACGTTGACGGGGAATATAGACATAACGACGGGCGCGGCGACGACGACCGCTGTTTGGGATACAACCACTAACAAGTTTCGGACCTTGACCATCAACGCCTCAATCACCCCCTCGGGAAAGATTCGATGCAAGGCTCTGGCGGGTGCGGCCGCCATCGTGACGGATACCAACAAAGATATCAGGTTGTATCCCATCGCCAACGATTTTTGGACGTACACCGGAACACTCAGCGGGGCCGGAGGAGCCACCATTGGCCTACCCGCTTCGCGCTCGAACTCAGACGCGATTGAACTCTCCAATTCGCCGCTTATTGTTTTCACCGAAATAACTTCAGGCACGACAACGCTGACGGCGGGAACGGTAAGTACCGGGACAGGCGCGCTGTCTGTGTATGCGGCGGCGGGCGCCAACCCGGTGACAGTGGCGGGACTTTCGACGAGCGCCTTGACCTGCTCGACGGTTGCGCTTGGTAATCCATCGCTCACAAATCAAGGCGGTTCGCTGACGCTGCGGCCTGGCGTCCATGTCGTCACCAGCACGATTGCGCGAGGCGCGGTGGCAACGACCAACAACGTCTTCAACCCGCAAGGGCGGGTCATTCTCGGCGGGACCATGACGGGGACGGGCATCGTCGTGACGCCGACCTACGAGGGCGAGATCGACTGTGGCGGCACGGCTCGGGTGACGGCGGTGACGAGCACGGGCAGGCGGCTTGTCGTGCGGCGGGCCGTGGATGCTGCGGGCGCGCCCGTGCGGTCGTGGAATGGTGACTCTTGTACCAACGTGCGATTCTTGGGTCGCAAGAAAATCGGCGCACCGGGCGTCAACTAGGGAGCGGGTCAATGGCGACGGCGGAAGAACGGTTGGCGACGCTGGAAGCCGAGGTTGGGTCGGCGAACACCAAACTGGACCGCATCGAAACAGCACTCCTGGGAAACGGTGCGCCCGGCCTGGTGGTGCGCGTGGACCGGCTGGAGCACGGGCGCAAGGCATGGCTGGTGATTGCCGCGCCGACGGCGCTTGCCATCATCGGCGTGTGCCTGCGGGCAATAATTTGGGGGTTCTGAGTCAAAGAGCGGGGGGATGAAAGGAGAGCAGGGATGACCGAAGAACTGAAGTTGCTGGTAGTGCCGCTCGTGGCGGCGCTGATGATGGCGGTGAAGATGTTGCCGCCCTTGCAGCCTGAGGCGCGGCGGTGGGCCCTGCCGTGGATCGCCATGATCCTCGGCGTGGGGGCCTGCGTGCTCCTCTCGGAGCCGCTGACCCGGATGGTGGTTTTTCAGGGGATCGTGTACGGCCTCGCGGCAGCTGGTCTGTACGATGCGGCGGGCAAGCCGGCCGTGGCGGCGATCATCGCCAACAAGAACGGGGCGATGCTCCTCTTGTGCGGGGGCCTGGTCCTCGTGGCCGGGTGCTCGGTGCATCCGGCGACGATAAGGGTCCTCGAGTTCGAGCGCGAGTGCCTGGACAGCGAGGAGATCGAGGTCTATGCCCGGTACCAGGCCGACCGGGCGGTCATCGAGGCGTCAATCGAGAACATCTGGAACGCCTGCTATGCCGACATCGAGGCGCACCAGCCGCCGGATCCCGCCTGGACACTCACGACCATCAAGGGCACCCGGGCCGCGACCGACCTCCTGGACGACCGGCTCGCCGCGCTGGTGGAAGCCCGGCTCATCGCCCTCGACAACCTCGCGGCACGCAAGGAGGTTCTCTCCCGCGCCGCGGCTCTGGTCGAAAAGAGCCAACAATGGCCGGCGGATGCGAAAGAGTGGGCGGCGGAACTCCGCGAACTGCTCGAAAAGAAATAGCCGCACGGCGTAGCGGAACCGGCGGCCGACTGGCAACCTGAACCCCTGAAAATCAGAAGGGAAAAGACCATGAGTTTCGACCCGAAGGAAGTCATCGAAAAAGCGACCGGCGAGGCGATTGATGCGTTTTACGCCTCGCGCCCCAACCTGAAGCGCGCCATCGAGGCCGTGCCGAAACTCCGCGACGAGCAGGTGGAGTCGCTTCGCAAGACGCCCGCCTATCAGGCGCTGCTGGCGGGGGTTACGAAAGCCGAGCAGGCGGCCGACACTTTCACGGCGGTCCAGGCGATCGTGGCCGCGGTGATACCGGCTCTCCTCGGCCGGGGTGCGTAGGCGGACGCCCGTCTCGCCCTGGCTCGAGGCCTGTCGGCCGCCGAGGCGGACGCCCGTCTCGCCCTGGCTCGAGGCCTGTCGGTCGCCGAGGCGGACGCCGCTGGCGCCAGCAACCGCCGCGGGGTCGGGGGGAAGTGGTGTAGAATCGGCGCGCGCCTTTTCGGCGGGAGAGGCGCGAAAAAAAACTCCGCGCGAAGCGTCCGCATAAGTCCCTGCCATTTCAGCACTTAGGCGATTTCCGGAAATCGCTCCCGGAATTGTCTTGACTTGTCCCCGCCAAATGCCGATGATGCCGGTGGCGTTGCAGGGAGCCATTACAATGCCAAGCGAAGGCGCTCCAAGGGAAAAAGGAAGTCGGGTCGCGGCACCTGCGCGCCTACCGTTGGGCCTTCGCGGCCTTGCGACGCCAACGCGCAGGACCGCGGCCTTTGCCATTCCACACATACACCGAAGGGCATAGGTCCGATAACCGGCATCACCCGCCGTTGATTATCGGACCCTGCCCGGAAAGGGTCGGGCGTTATGTTGCGTGGCACAACAAACAGAACCGGTTTTAGACGACTAACCGCTGTCACCCCATCGCCGTTTTCCCCGAAGTTCCCGTGCAACTCCAGAGGGGAAAGGAGTTACAATGGACAGGTTTCGCGCGCGCCTGGGGGGGCCGTCGCAATGCGGACGTGGGTGTATCTCCAACACATATGCGAGTGTTGGGAATGGTGGGAAATCCCCGCCGCCCCGCGCGTTGCGGGAATCTACATCGAGGTCATCCGCTCCACCCCCTGCCCCAAGTGCCACGCCAAGGCCACCAAGCTCGTCCAGGCCCGCGAAACCCTCGGACCGGCCTACCGAGAGTACGCCCGAGCCTTCTTGCGGCGCCCGGCTTCTTGAGCGGGGGTCCGGAGCCGAGGCGGTCGAGCGGATCGTCGGCCTCGTAGCCGCCCGCGCATTCCTCAAGGATCTCCAAGCCCACGCCCATCGTTGCGAGGAAGATGTTCGGACGTCCGGCGCGGGGACGGTGCTCTATCCTACCGCCGCCGCTATCGCCAACTTCATCGACTGCCGCCTCAGCCGCATGGACCCCCCTGCCCCGCCTGCCCCGCTGGGGTTGGACCCGGGCGGGGAGCCTGCATAAGGATGATGCCATGGCCTTTGAGAGACCGACAGTCGCCCGCCCTGTAGTAGAGGAACTCTCACTACAGGGCCCGTCCCCTTCCAAGTCGCCCTCCCCACGACGGTCGCCATACCTCGCGGTCTGTCGAACCCGCGGGCGGTCGGGGACGGGATGGTCCGGATCGGTTCCGGGCTTCGCGTCAACCGTTCGCTACGCAACGCGCGAGGCCCGGGCCGTCCGGCTGAATGAAAGGCGGTTCTGAGATGCCGGAAACCGAGGCGGGGCGGAAGACGGCGCGGGACATGGAGGAGCGGGTGACGGACGCCATTTGCCGGTTCAACCTGGCGAGACTCCGCGGCCTGTGGACGGAGGCGCGGCAGGCGCTGGCCGCGGCGGATCGGGCGCTGGAACTGCTGGAGGAACTGGAACGGAAGAAGCGGCCCCAATGAAGCGAACGGCAAAAGGCAATGACTGATGGAGGCCGGTGATGGACATCATCATCACGACGCCGAAGCGTGAAATGGCGAACGCCGCCCGGGAGGCGGAGGACTGCAAGCGCGACGGGGACGGAGAATACTTCCGCCAATTTCCGATCAACCGCGCGCCGTGGATCCTGCCGGGTCAGCGAGTCTTTTACGTCGAGGACGGTTTCATCCGCGGCTTTGCCCGGGTCGTTCGGGTCCATACGACGAACGGCCGGGTACCCTGCGCGACGACCGGACGTCTCTGGCCCGCCGGGTTTTACGTGTTCATGGACGCGACGACCTGGACGTGGATCCGCCCGATCCCGAAGAAGGGCTTCCGAGGATTCCGCTATGCCGGGCGAAAGTGGCAGGGGCGGTGCGTCGTCGAAGTCGGCGGCTGGCTGGATCCGAAACCGGAGGTGGAGGGAGGCGGGGCATGAACCGTGAGCGGGATTTTCGGCACACGCCGGAGGCGGGACTTGGCTGGTTGCCGAAAAATCGGACGCGAGAAAAGCAGGCGCCGCAACCACCGCCGACGGTCGGGCGCGATTGGGGCGTCGTGGCGATCTTCCTGGCGACGGCGATCGTGGTCGGGGCGGTGATGTTCGGATCGTGCATGGCGAAGATCGAAGCAGTGACCGGCAGGGCGGCGGCTGCGCGTCCCCCCTCGCAGACCGCCGTTCCTGTCGGGACCGAAATGGAACCAGAGGAGGTGGGCGGCTGCGTGTGGCAGGGAGGAGACATCCCTGTGGTGGAACTGTCCCCCGACGCGATCCTGGCAGGTTGTACGGTGAACGCGTCCAAGGTCGGTGCGACGCCGACCACGCATGCCGCCCAACCGCCCATCGTTTTACAAGCAGACGCGTCCGCCGGTAGAGACGGAAGTTTCCATGCAGGAAACACGCCGCCAGCGAACCTTCGCATCAAGGCAGTCGCTGGTCCCGGTGGGCGTCGTTTTTGGCGCGCGACGATCCATCACACGGCGACGCCGCCGGACAATCCGGCCGAACGGGTCCGCTCGATCAGCGCCGATCACCGCGCCCGCGGATGGGACGGCATCGGCTACCATTTCCTGATCGCCGAGGATGGGACGGTCTTTCCGGGCCGGCTACTCGACCGCCAGGGGGCCCACGTCAAGGGGGAGAATGAGGGGAACCTCGGGATCGCCTTCATCGGCACCTACACGGACCGGGCTCCGCCCGAGGCGGCGCTGGCCGCCGTCCGGCGGCTTCTGGCGACGTGGGGGTTCGGGCCCGACGCGGTCTACTTCCACAAGGACCTCGCGGCGACGGAATGCCCAGGGACGTGGGACAAGGGCGTGCTTTTCTGAAAGGAGGCGGACGATGGCGAAGGAAGAGACGACGCTGGAGAAGATGAGGAAGTTCCGGGATGCCGTCACGACGGGGCAGATGCAGGTGAAGGCGGCGACAAACGAGATCGAGGCTCTGGCCTCTGGCACGAACGCCAACATCGACAATCTTTTCGTCAGGATCATGCCCGATGGCAGAATCACTCTTACGCTTCTACCTCAAGATGCAACGATCACCCTTTCCGAGCGCCAGTTCCTCGGCCTGATGGGTTGGGGGCGGAAACATGTGGGCGAGGGGCCGAACGGGAAGGATTGAGGCGAACCGAAGAACGGCGAACGGCGTAGGAAAGACAGAAAGGACACGCGATGGCGGAAGAGACGACGTTGGCGAAGATAAAAGATGAAGCCGGTTGGACGGTTCTGTTTGGCGTAACGAAACGCCGTTGTACACAACAACTGCGGGAAGAAGATGGAAAGCCGGTTTTTTTCAATACCGAAGAAGAGGCGAAGGCGTGTGCCAAGAAGGTCGCGAGCGCTTGCGGACATGCCAGGTGGGTGCGGCGAGAACGAAAAGGATAGGCGCGATGGCGGGCGAAAGTCAACCGTGGGAAGCCCCGAACGAATACGTTCATCCTGTCGCCAGGGAGCCGGGCGCGGCGCCCTGCCGAAAAACCCAGACCGTCCGCGATCTCCTCGGCCCGTCGTTCCCGCGGATCGTCTGCCTCTGCGGATCGACGCGATTCAAGGCCGATTTCGCGGCGGCGAACCTGCGGGAGACGCTGGCCGGGCGGATCGTCCTGACGGTCGGCTGTACCATCCACAGCGACGAAGAATTGAGGTTGGGCCCGGACGCGAAGCAGCGGCTGGACGAGTTGCACTTCCGGAAGATCGACCTGGCGGACGAGGTGCTCGTGTTGAACGTCTGCGGATACATCGGCCCTTCGACGGGCAACGAACTGGCCTACGCCTTGGGGTCGAAGAAGCCGGTGCGGACGCTCGAGCCGATGGACTTGGAGAAGTGGCGGGCGGAGCGGGACCGGCAGATGAACACAACGGCCATGAAGAACCTGGATCGGTAGTCCGGAGTCCGGATTTCGGAATGCGGATTGGACGGCGAAAAAAACGTCCCACGTGCGTGCGATGCGGGTGCAAGAAGCCGGTGGATGAGTTCCGCTGGTGCAGCCGGTGCCGGGGCAGCCATCGCCAGAACGCCGAGGCCCGGAAACCGAAGGCCGCGGCGGACCGGAAACGGCGGACGTGCCTGGCGTGCGGCAAGTCGTTCTGGAGCGAGGGGCCGGAGAACCGGCGATGCCCGCGATGCACGACGGCCCTGTCGGGCGTGGTGGAGGTGCCGAAACGGAAGGTGTTCATATAGCGCAGCCGCTTGCGGCTTAGCGGCCGTTGGGGAATGACGGAATGACGGCGGACCAGACAGAACTGCTCAGGATCATCCGGCATCACTGCCAGGGGCTGGCGGGGGCGAGGACGATCGAGGCCCTGGGCGCGATGATGGGCGGCCGGGGCTTCAAGGTCGCCAGGCGGTGGGTCGAGGCGGCGATCCACGACCTGGTCTTGCACGGCTATCCGGTCGGCACGACCTGCGTCGGGCCGGAGAAGGGCGTCTTCTGGATCCGGACGGTCGCGGACTGGCAGGTGGCCTATGACAATATCGAGATGCGCTTTCGTCCCCTCGCCCAGCGCCGCCGGGCGTTGCTGGATCTCCGGCGCCGGAAGTTGCGGCCCCTGCGGATAACCGATGGGACGGGCGCGGCGGAGGTCGAGGTCGGCGAGGACGGGCGACTCTCGCGGACACCGACGGATCCCGGAGGCCAGGGCAGGTTGTTCGAGGCGGCGGGACAACGTTGCCCGCCATAGCCGCCGACGTCGGCGGCTCGGCGCCGCTCGCGGCGAAGCGGCCATTTTCAACGCAGAGAACGCAGAGGCAAGAGAGGATGGGCGATGAAATGTAAAAAGTGCGGCAAAGAGGTTGAAACGGTCGTGAGTTTCAGCACGCCCGGAGAGTCGGAGACGCCGGCGATTTGCCTCCGTTGTTTCAGGCGGGCGGGCATAAATATCGTAGCGAGTGCGAAAAAGATGGCCGCGAATGCCAAGGCCCGGGCGGCGAAAGGGGGCGGATGAGTGTGGTTCCTGACGGCTTCAATATCCTCGCGTTGTGCGCCGGGGGCGGCGGACTCGAACTCGGAATCGAACTCGCCCTGCCGGCGGCTCGAACGGTCTGTGCAGTGGAGATCGAAGCCTTCGCTTGCGAGGTACTGGCGTCGGCGCATGAAAACCTGGGCCTGGGTGCGCCGCTTGGCTGGACGGATATTCGCTCCTTCGACGGCCGCCCCTGGCGCGGAGTGGTGGATTGCGTCGCTGCGGGCATCCCGTGCCAGCCCCACAGCGTCGCTGGCAAGCGCCTGGGAGCGGGCGACGAGCGGAATCTTTGGCCCGATGCGGCCCGCGTTATTCGGGAGTGCGGAGCGCCCTTCGTCTTTCTCGAAAACGTCGGCGGAGCGGTCGCTTTTTTCGGAGAGCATGTCGTCGCTGGACTGGAAGCAATGGGCTACCGA